CGAGCTTTAGGAGTGGAGACTCAACAACGCTATGATGTATGGCGTTTAAAGAATGCAAACTTAGCCCAGAAATGAGGACCCATGAACAAAGAAAAACTCAATGAATTGTTGAAAGAAAAACAAGCGAAGATTGATGAACTTGTAGCACGATCTCAAGCCAGTGAAAACATTGATGAGCTTAAAGCGATCAATACACAGCTTGAAGGACTAAAACAAGAAATCAGTGAACTTCGCAAACTTGAAGATGATGCTCTTCAACAAGAAGCACGTTCCCAAAGCAAAGCTACCATCTTAGCCACCTATGGTCTAAAGAAGGAAGACAAGTTCCATGAGCGACAAGTGTCGGATGAGGAGAAACGTGCTGAAGCATTTGTGGCTTCCAACAAAATCAACATCAGTATCGATGAAGTCCGTGCCATCACAATTGGCTCAGGGGATCTTGTTAGTCCAAAACCAGTTCAAACCAGTATCAATGAGAAATTCAATGAAGTCTCATCGATCATTGAGCAAGTCAACACCGTGTCTGCGGAACGTATGGGTGAATATGAAGTCCCTTACGTGGTTGGGTATAGTGAAGGGGGCATTATCACTGAAGGACAAGATTACAGTGATGGCGAACCCGTCTTCAATTATGCATCCATCAAGCCGGTCAAGATTACCATCTATACCGAAGTCTCTGAAGAAGTGACCAAACTTACTCCAGTGCAATACTTTGCGAAGGTGCGTCAAGCAGCACTGATTGCATTACGTAAAAAAGTAGCGAAGTTGATTCCACTCGGTAATCCAAACTCAACTCCTGCTGAAATCACGGGGATCATTCATGCGCCAGCGATTACGGATGGATCCCTTGAGCTCACCGCCATTGATGAGAACACCCTTCGACGTATCGCCTTAGCTTATGGTGGTGATGAAAACGTGGTGGGCAATGCCATCCTTCTTATCAACAAGCTAGATTTGATTGCCTTTGGGGATGTTCGTGGAGCAGATAAGAAATCAGTCTATGAGATTACTCCAGACACTTCTAACCCAAACGCTGGAATCATCAAAGAAGGTGGACTCTCTGTTCGATACATTATCAACAGTGCACTTCCTGCGGTATCCGTCGCTGCCACCCCTGCCACTTCGACCTGTATGATCTATGGAAACCCCAATGCTTATGAATTAGCGCTCTTCAGTCCTTATGAAATCAAGGTCTCTGAAGATGCAGCTTTTAAGAAAGGTATGCTTGCGGTTCGAGGCAGTGTGTTTGTTGGAGGAAACGTGGTGACTTCCAATGGATTTGTCTTAATTGAGAAGAAAGCAACGTAAAAGAGGAACACTATGAGCGAAGCAGAACAGCTTGAGGAAATCAAACGTGGACTTGGAGTGAGTGGATCGTATCATGATTCAACACTTCTGCGACATCTTAAAGATGTCAAAGCTTACTGCATCTCTGCAGGAGTCAGTCCCATTGTCCTTGAGAGTGATGCTTCGCTTGGTTGTTTACTGCGTGGTGTATCAGACTCTTGGACACAAGAAAGTGGGCATACCCAGTTTAGTGTGATGTTCACACAACGACTCATTCAGCTCATTTCAATAAGTAAAAACAGTGAGGTGAACGGTGGTTAAACCTAAAGAAATTCATGCATTGATTACCCCCATGAAGATCATGAAACGGTATTTAACGTGGGTGAGTGGAGCAGCTGAAAGCACATATCATGAAGCCGATGATCCTATCCTGTTTTGTAACTTCAAAACCTTTGGTGGAACCGAGTCGGTGGTCAATGGTCAGATTGTGAACATTGCTACAGCGACCATAACAACATGGTATCGCCAAGACATTCAATCTCCAGATCGACTAGTCCTGTTATCGGATAACAGTGTGTGGGAGATTATCGGTGAACCAGAAAACTTTGAGATGCGCGGTCAGTATATGCAACTCAGAGTGAAGAAAATCAGTGGAGGTGCCTAATGTCCAAGAACTCATTAACCCTCTCACTCAGTGGGGTTGAACAACTCCTTAAAGAGATTGAGAAGATGGGTGGAAATGTGAATGAAGCTGCAGAGAAAGCCATCATGGCCAGTGCTCAACCTTTCACACAAGATTTAAAACTTGCCATTGTAAAGCATCGACGAAGTGGATTAACTGAATCAGCACTTCGATCCCCACAACAAGTTAAGTGGGAAGGCAATCGATGCAGTTTACACGTCGGCTTTGATATGGCAGCAGGTGGACTTCCAGCAATCTTTCTAGAGTATGGAACTCCAAGAATGAGTGCCCGTCCATTTATTCGTCCAGCAATTTCAAAAGCTAAAAGAAACATGGTTCAGCTTCAAAGCCAAGCACTTCATGCGATCATGAAAGACCTCAAACCATGAACGTACGAGATCGATTGATATCAGCCCTTGCACCATGCGGGGTTGAAGTTCGTTATCAAGGATCACTCAGTGATACAGAACCATTGAGTGACACCTTTATTACCTATCAAATCAGTGATTCAAGTGATGAGAGTTATTATGATAACGATGCACAGCGACATATCACACATATACAACTCATCATCTACACCACTAAAATGTCGATCATTAAAACCTTACCTCTTCAAGTCAGTTCACTCATTAAGCAAGCTGGCTTTACAAGGCAAAGTTTAGGTCGAGATCATGGATTCTATGAACAACATTATGCGTGGCTCATGGAAATTCATTTTACAGAAAGGAAGCATAGTGATGTCCAATAATTATGTCTATGAGGAATACCAAGGATTTGATTCCTTGATGTTTGCCCAAATCACTCAAGATGATGCCACTTCATATACAACCTCAGTTCCCGAAATCTTAGCTCCAGCCGGAGAAATCTCGGTCAAAACAGAGCGATCCAGTGAACCAAAGTATTATGATAACCAACCATTTTTGATTGTGACGTCTGAAGGTTTTGATGAAGCCACCTTGACTGTTCCAGTGTTACCTATTAGTTTGGTTGCGCGACTTCTAGGAAAAACAGTGGATACAACTACAGGAGCACTCCTTGATACAGGTGAGACACAGAACAAGTATTTCGCCATAGGGTATCGACTTCGATTTACCGATGGAACCTATCGATACGTCTGGAGACACAAAGGCATGTTTCGTCTTGATGAAGAAGCTGCAAAAGCAAAAGATGCTTCAACGGATACCAACAATCATAAGCTCATTTTCACAGGGATTACGACCAAGTATAAGTTTACACTCCCTAACAATGTGAAGCGAAGCAGCAAACAGATCGTAGTGGATGAGCGAGATGGGAAAGCTGATGTGGAGACTTGGTTTGAACAAGTCATCACCCCTGACAACTTAGCTCTTATTACACTCACTCCATAGGATCAGTTATGAAATCAAGTATCAATTTGAAGATCTATGATCAAAGTGATGAGATCATTGCGGAGTTTGAAGAGAAGCGCTTGCGTTGGGGTCTTGTGGAGGATGTAGTAGATCTTAGTGAGCAACTTGAAGGCCAAAGTGAGCGAGAAGCTTATGTTGCGATGGGATCATTTCTTCAACGAGTGTTTCCTTCACTCACTCATGAGCTCTTACGACAAGCGGATGTTCATGATGTGAAGCAGTGCTTTAATCAGATCATCACCTTAGTCCAAAGTATTGGAGACACAAGCCAAAAAAAAGAGGATTAGAAAAGAGCACTGTAGAGAAAAGCTCAGTGATGCTCTTTCAAATGGTGTTGTCCCTCACACAAATGTTTCCTTCGCTCAATCCACTCGTGCTTCGTCAGTATGAAGCCACTGAAGTCATACAACTGATTCATAAAATTATGAAAAGTTCACAAATGAGTGAACCAAATCATCATCGCAAGAAAGTGTATGCGGATCAGGTGAACTGGTTCTAGGAGGTGATCCATTGACACAACAAAACATTCTAGGGGGTAAATGGACCCTTGATACCACTGATCTTAAAGCAGGCATCTCTGAAGCAAACCGATTGATTCGAGTGGCCGATTCAGAGTTTAAAGCCGTTGCTGCAAGCATGGGTCAATGGGGAAATCAAGCTGATGGACTCAGTGCCAAGATTAAATCTTTAACAACCATTGTGGATGTTCAAGAACAAAAGGTTTCAGCCCTTAAAACACAACATCAATCCATTGTGGCTACTTCAGGTGAGCACAGTAAAGCAGCTCAGGAACTAGAAATACGAATCAATCAAGAAACAGCTTCGCTTAATCGCAATAAACTTGAGTTGGAGCAATCTAAATCGGCGTATCAAAACATCATTGATAAAACTCAAGAAACTGCGCAAAAGAAAGAAGAACTTAAAAAGAAGACCGAAGAGCTTACTGCTTCCATCAATGAGATGGGGAAAAAGGCAATGGTAGCCCTCACCGCCGCAGCCACTGCCGCAGCTGCCGCACTTGGTAAGCTCATGATGGATTCAGGAAAGTTTGCAGATGACTTAATTACGTTATCCAATAAAACAGGAATCTCAGTCATCGAGCTACAAGAACTTGAGTATGCAGCTCGATTTGTGGATGTCTCATTAGAAACCATGACATCATCCATGAATAAACTCACCCGAACAATGGGGACGGCTCAGCAAAGTCTACAAAGTGGAAAACTGAATGAGCAAGCAAAAGCATATCAGCGCTTAGGTGTTGAAGTCATGAACACTGATGGAACACTTCGAAACAATAAGGTAGTTTTCAATGAAGTGATTGACGCACTTGGTAAAATGACCAATGAGACAGAGCGAGATGCCTTGGCGATGCAACTCTTTGGAAAGTCTGCCGCCGAACTCAACCCAATGATTAAAGCTGGATCAGTGGAGTTGAATCGATTAGCACAAGAAGCTCATCAAGTAGGAGCGATTGTCAGTGAAGAGGGGGTGTTAGCATTAGGAGCCTTTGATGATCACATGCAAACCTTAAATGCCTCGACTCAAGGACTCATGCGTGAAGCGTTAGCCCAACTCGCACCACTTATCAATGACATGATTGTTGGACTTAAAGAGATGATGCCACAAATTATAGAGTCTATTCAAAACTTCATCACCTTCGTGATTACCAATGGACCAACTATAGCATCACTCATTACGGCGATTGCAACAGGACTCTTAGCTTGGAATGTCGTCACGATGATTCAAGGCTTAATCACGGTGGTTAAAGGATGGAAACTTGCTACTGAAGGCATGACCCTCTCACAAGCATTGCTGAATGTGGTGATGTCAGCCAATCCGATTGGGATCATCATTACACTGATCGCAGCATTAGTTGGAGGACTTATTGTGTTATGGAATACCAATGACGATTTCCGTAAAGCTGTCACCAAGATCTTTAATGACATCCTTTCCACCATCAGTCATGTCGTGAACAACATTGTGAACTTCTTTACGGTGACCATTCCAGAAACACTATCAAATGTGGCGGACTGGTTTAAGGATATAGGAAGCAACATTGTCAAAGGCGTCTGGTCAGGGATTCAAGGAATGTCGCAGTGGTTCTCCGATCAAGTTGGAAAGTTCTTTAATGGGATTGTGAGTGGTGCAAAGAAACTCCTTGGGATTCAATCCCCCTCAAAAGTATTTGCAGGTATTGGAGAGAATATGGCCCGAGGACTTGGACTAGGATTTCAAGATGAGATCCAAGATGTTCAATCCAAGATCCAACAAGCCATTCCAACTCCTACAGGATTTGAGGGACTAAGTCACGGAACACAACGAGCAGGTTCTCAAGCTTCGACAATTACGATTAATCAATCCATTCAATCTCCAAAACCATTGAGTGCCTATGAAGTGTATCGTCAGACTCGACAAGTGGGACAGCTCATTGCAGCGAGCCTAGTGAAGGGGTAAGTATGAAAATTACCTTCACTAATACCCAAGGACAATCCTGTTGGATTAATGATGAAGTGCATTTTTCACTAATTGGACTGACAGGGTTTCAACCTCCCAAAGCTAACATTCTATTAGGATCACTACCTGGTGTCGATGGATCATTGATCCTTCATTCAAAAGTTGAACAACGCAATATTGTTTTAACCCTTCAGATTCTGCATGATGGTGAAAGCAATCGACAAAAACTTAATTCAATCTTTAAAGTGAATCAACCAGGGCAACTGAAAGTCGAGCTGAGCCATCATAGTGTAAGCATTCAGGCATGGGTAGAATCGTGTGAAACTCTGGCAATGAACTGGCCACTGAGGGTGATGATTTCTCTTATCTGTCCTCAACCTTACTTTGAAGCAGAGCAGTGGAGTCAGCTTGAGCTGGCGTCGATTACACCACAATTTGGCTTTCCACTCAATCTCACTCAAAGTGGACAACCGATGGGGGTCCTCCTGTTATCGACTCCAGTGAATGCCTATAACCCTGGAGATATTGAAATTGGATTCATTTGTCGTTTTGAATGCATCACCTCTGTTGAAAACCCGAAGTTGATTAACCTGAATACTGGAGAAAGCATTCAACTCAACATTGTGATGCAAGCAGGACAGGTCATTGAGATCAACACTGAAATAGGACAAAAACGAATTGAACTACTGAGTGGCAGTGATCGACTCAATCTTTTCAACACCTTAAAGATTGGTTCAACCTTCTTTCGACTTAAAGAGAAAGACAACATGATTCTAGCCACGAGTGAACTCGGTTCAAGTGGACTCATGACGGAGATACTCTATCGACCAAAATACAGCGGGGTCTAACCATGCAGTGTAAAGTTTACAATCAAGAGATTCAACTCCTAGGAATCATTGATTCAATTCAATCTCTCATATGGCATCGCCATTTTTATGAGCCAGGTGAGTTTGAATTGGTGATTCCATTTTCACATCACGTTTTATCCCTGCTTGAGATTCAAAACTACATCACAAAAGATGAATCCGGTGAGTTTGCGATCATTGAAACCATTGATGTTGAAAATAGTGAAGATGGAGAATGGATTCATTGTAGTGGTCGCTTTGGACCATCCCTGCTGTATCGACGTATCATCTATGATCGACTCACCATTTCAAATACCGTTGAAATGGTCATGAGAATGCTGGTGACCCACTCGTGTATTACCCCAAGTGATCCTTCAAGAGTCATACCTAAACTACAACTCGAAACCTTTCAAGGACACGCTCCAACCGTGACCATGCAAGTCACGTATCGTAGTCTTGCGCAAACTTTGTATCAACTATCCTATACCCATCAAGTAGGTTGGGATGTTCATCTCAATCCATCAACTCAAAAACTCATCTTTAAGACATGGATGCCCCAAGATCACAGTGCTAATCAAACCACAAACCCTCAAGTCGTCTTCAGTGAAGACTATGAAAACATTCGCTCAACTCATTATCAAAATAGTGAGCGATTCACTCGTAACATTGCTTTGGTGGGTGGTCAAGGCGAAGGAGATGAGCGGATTCTTGTGGAAGTGGGTGAAGGAAGTGGATCATCACGATTTGAAACCTTTGTGAATGCGAAAGATTGTCGTTGGGAAGATGAAATGAGTGAACAAGAATATCTTAATGTCTTGAGTCAGCGAGGGTGGCAATCGATAGAACCACCGATAAAGTTTATTGAAACACAAGTGATTCTTAATGGATCGATTCGATACAAGGAAGACTTTGATTTAGGAGATTGGGTCAGTATTGATCAATCACGGTGGAACACGATTATCCATGTACAAGTCAGTGAGATTACTGAAGTCTGGGATGAACAAGGTTATCACCTTCAACCCATCTTTGGACAATCCTTAGGCTCACAGCGAACTCAACTTCAAAGTGATACCTCAGGAACCAGTCAAAGCCTGTCGCCAGCCTTTAGCCCTAATAAAGCACTGGTTAGCGATAGTAGTGGGCAGCTCAGTGCGTCAAATGTTTCCACAAGTGAGTTATCCAGTTTATCTGGAATAACATCCTCTATTCAAACTCAGCTTGATACTAAGCAAGCTGTGATTAGCGGGGCAGCCAGTACAATCGCAAGTAGTAATTTGACGACCAGTCGTGCTCTTATTAGTAATTCAAGTGGAAAAGTGACTGTGAGTAGTGTAACCAGCACTCAACTTGATACCTTGTCTGGAGTGACATCTTCCATTCAAACCCAACTTGATTCTAAAGCAAGCACTAGCCATACCCATACGTCCTCACAGATTACTGACTTTCTTAATAAGGTGTATCCAGTGGGAGCGATTTATCTCTCAACTAGTTCAACCTCCCCAGCAACACTGTTTGGTGGAACATGGACAGCGATTCAAAACCGTTTCCTTGTGGCTGCAGGGAGCAGTTATTCAGCAGGGAGTACGGGTGGAAGTGAATCCCATACCCATACCTCTGCGGCACATAAGCATGGAGCAGGATTTGAAAGTGGTGGGGATGGAGATCTATGGGCGACTGTATCTGGGAATACGGGATACATCTACTTTAGAGAAGATGGCACTGTGACTGGATCAGTAGCCACATGGCCAGCAACGCATCGAGTGAGTGGAACCTATGGAACAACCTCCAACAGTGTTGGTGGTGGAGCTGATGTGCGTGGCTTTACATCAACCACCACACCAGGACCCACAGGATCATCCAGCTCATTACCTCCGTATTTATCAGTCTATATGTGGCAGCGAACTGCCTAGAAATGGAGTCCTATGTTACGTTCTCTTATGATGGTGTTACCCATCGCGATTGGGGTCAATATTTTATTAGGTAGTGCTATCGCTCAATCAACCACAAAGTTTGATAAAGCCAAGTTTCTTAAAGGGCTCTTTAAAGCAGGGTGTATCTATGCAGCAATTGGTGGACTAGTGCTCATTGCCCAGATCATCCCCGTCGTCAGTGTCGATGGACTTGGTGAGATTGACATCATAAATTCACTTACCATTATCGTCTCAACGGTGTTTGGACTATACATCACCCAAGCGTTACAGAAACTGATTGAAGCGTTAAAACTCAAGATCAAAGTTCCCGTGCGCAGTGAAGAATTTGAGTCTCATGGAACGGAGTAAAGAGTATTATGGCTATTCGTAGTGGATTCTTTAATAGCATCAATGATGATCGGTTGTATTCAGCCACCGAATTTGCAGAGTATTTTGCAACCTTTATTGGTAATGGAGTGTTTCCAACCCCATTGAATGGACTTCAAGTGGTGCCTGATGATGGGAACACCATTCTCATTAAAGCAGGGAAAGCATGGATTAATGGATACTACTTTGTGAGTGATGCAGATGTATCACTATCTATATCACCTGATGTGCTTTTACCTCGTATGGATCGTATCGTGTTACGACTTCATTTTACCGGTCGACAGATTACACTAGAACATAAACAAGGCATTCCAGCTTCAACCCCTGGTGCACCAGCACTCACACGAAATGCAGAGATGATTGAATTGTCCCTAGCAACGATTAACTTGCCAGCTTCAGGATCTTCCATCCCCAGTGGCATGATTACCGACACGAGAGCTAATATTTCAGAATGTGGCTTTGTTGCCTCAACCATTACCAACATACCAACACTCACCTTTAATCGTGCATTAGTGTCCAACTCCAGTGGGGAGCTGAGTGTGAGTGAGATCACCTCCACTCAACTTGGACATTTATCGGGTGTCAGCAGCAATATTCAAACTCAGCTCAATGGAAAGCAAGCCATCATTAGTGGAGGAGCGAGTACGATCACGTCAAGTAATCTTACAACCTCACGAGCTCTTCAATCCGATGGCAGTGGTAAGGTGGCAGTAAGCAGCGTGAGTTCCACCGAACTAGGGTACTTAAGTGGGGTAACTTCATCACTTCAAAACCAACTCAACGGGAAACAAGCGACGATCACTGGAGCAGGAACCACACTAACATCCACAAATCTGACAACCAATCGAGCCCTTGTTTCAGATGCAAATGGGAAAGTCGCAGTAGCAACGATCACTTCGACTGAACTAGCAACACTATTGGGGGTCAGTTCAGCCATTCAAACTCAACTCAATGCCAAACTAGGTTCAACGGCTCAAGCCGCTGATTCAGCAAAAATTGGAGGTCGTAAGATTCATGTGGGAACTTCAGCACCAATTGGTCCAGTCAATGGAGACTTGTGGGTGGACACCAACTAATGGCAATTAAAACTTTTGGAATCAAACCCACACTCACCAGTGCATATTGGGGAGGAGTGCCATACTATGCGAATGTAGGCTATCGAACTGTGATGCCAGAGCGAGGAAAGCTTATCTCCATTGCACTGCGACTTGCGCGTTACAGTGACAATGAAGTTCCACTAGTGTGGGGAACGATATGGAATCGAAGTAGTGGTGCACTCTTGGCACAATCCAATCACTCCCATTCACCCAATAACACGTATTCAAATTTGGCAAGCTTACAGATTTATACATTTAACTTTGATGGACAAATCATTGAAGCAGGAACACT